CTAATGCAGATGCCAATCCTTTCAGAACATCAACAATCACTCCACCAGTCCAACTCGCCACAGGCTCAAGGAAATTATCCCAGGCCCACATCCACAATGGCTTCAATGCATCTAACGCGCTATTCAGTACATCTAAACATCCTGCTAATACATCAAGAAATGCCGGAAGCAAATCTTCTATAGTCCACTTAGCCAAAGGAACAAATATATTGTAATAAGCCCATTCCAATCCAGCGAACAACTTATCTGTTAATGGTTGTGTAGCTCTCTTAAGGTTATCAAGAGATGTTATCAGATTATCAAAGGATATTGCTTTAAGTGGCTCTAATGCTTTCTTGACTTTATCTGCCATATCAGATATTGCACTAGAAACATTAGATGTACTTCCACTCACATCTGGTACAAGGTCAACGTTTCCGATTCCTGAAGATGTTCCACCTGTACTACCGCTTGAATCAGAACTATCTTCTGCTAGCTCTGTCAGCTTATTTATCTGGTCAAAGCCTGCAAGCGACTTTTCTATATCTTTAGCAGTCTTCTTGGCTGCACTTCCTATATCACCTACATTATCCGCTGCGCTGGATGCATCATCTCCTATACCAGCTATATCCGAACTTATCGAACCCATAGAGGTTGATACATCTACTCCTGTGAGCATTTGCACAAAACTGGCAAAGCCATCCGCAACCTTCTGTAATCCTGCCAGCAAGTTGTTAAAGCCACGCAGAATAGGTGTAAACAATGCTATGAAACCTTTACCTAGACTAGCCTTTAACTGCTGTAACCTTAATGTAAGTATTCTTGTCTGATTCGCCCAGGAATCCTGTGTTTTAACAAAGTCTCCTGTGGCATTGGACAAAGCACTTGTAACGTACTGATAACGCAGCATTACTTTTTCCTGCTCTGTCATCTTGGCTGTTGTCTTTCCAAAGCCGTTATTAAGTGCATACTGGTCTAAGTTAGTCTGAGTCATAATCACGCCCAAGTCCTTGAGCGTTTCAGTCTCACCAGTCCAGATAGATTTCAGTTTTGTATATGCTTCATCCGTACTAAGATTGTAAAATGATGCAACATCACCGGTTAATCCTGTAACATTTTCAGCCATATCAAGTGCCGCTTTACCTGTGATACCCATAGCATTACTCATCTGACCAAACACACCCATGTACTTCTTAGCCGATAATTCCGATAAACCAAAGTTAGTCATAGCATTGGAAGCCCACTGGTCTGCCTGCCAGCTTAAGTCCTTAAATGCTGTATCAACAACATTCTGTACTTCTGTTACATTGGAACCTACTTCTATGCAGTCCTTTGTAAACTTAGTAACTGCCGCTATGCTTAATCCTGCAGCTATCTTCTTACCAAGACCACTAAATATGCTTGTTGCCTGCTTAGCCGCCTTATTGGAAGCACCTGTAAGCTGGTTAACTATCTGCGAGCTGTCTATGCCAAGTTCCAGAGCTATCTGTCCTACTGTATCTGACATTCTCCCTCCTTTCTGGCACGAAAAAAACTGCCTACTTCTTTGAGTAAGCAGCCTTAAAATCTCTTTGTAATCGTGTCCAATATTCTATATACTGTGGTGTTCCCACCATTTTCCTATTACGCTTAAGAAGCCAGTCATCATGTATCTTTTTCTGTTCCTTAGTAAAGCTATTGATAACTTTAATGTCTTTCTCTGCCCTTATACTTACCACTCTTCCAAGTGGTGTTTCAGGCATTATTCCTGATAATAAAGAACAGAATTCAGACCAGGACATATCATCATCTGCACGTAATCTTATACCATACTGTGACAGGAAGCTGGACTCTATCAGTTCCCAGTCATCCCATAAGTCATAGTACGTCTCACTTTGAGGGTGTCTGTTCCTCTCCATATGTTCCTGTGGCAACGCTCATAATCGTATTGTACATTTCCTTATACTCTGGAAGTGGTAAGTCCATATCTTCAATCTTATCAGCAGCTTCCTTACCAACAAGCATTTCAAGAGCCTTTACCATAAATCCAATACCATTATCACCATCTTCATTGACTTTCTTTTCTGCCTCACTAGCCATAGCCTGTACACATAGAATGTTATTCTTTCTATTGTTAACGGTTACAACCAGATCCTCTGTAATACGAATCATTGGTAACTGGTTAGTAATCTTCATAGATATGTCTATTACTTTAAAATTTGTTTTTGCCATCGTTCAATTTCTCACTTTCCTTATTCCTGATTATATTCTATATATGTTGGTTTTCCGTCTGACTGTGCTTCCCATTCAAGTGCATCAATGCTTGTTGAATCTCCACCAAGAGATGTTACGTTGATAACCGCCGGTATAAGAAGCTGGTCAAGATTAGGAAAGATAACCGATACCCATGTATTACAATCCTGTCCTGTCTTTAATGCCAGGCTTGCAATATAATCATTACCTTCATCACCATAATTACGCTTACCACCCATAGCCATGTTAAGTGACTTACCTGTTGTGAGTCTTCTTGTCCAGCCCGCCTGATCCATTGGATTCCATTCTTCAATAGTTCCATCCACGGATATGCTTAAGCTCTCTGCATCTTTTACAACCTTTGTTTCTACTGTTTCCGGTGTATCTGTACTCTTTCTTCCTGTTATACATACACCGAACTGAATTGTATGTACCGGATTAACGCCAGTAAGTGGTGTTGCTCCTGCATTATATCCGGCTAATTTGGTATTCTGTGCCATACTTCTACCTACCTTTCATAATAAATATCTAATTCTATTACACTCTCAAAGATACCTTTATCATCTGTCCCTACATCAACAGGCTCATCAACCAGCATTTTAGTGAAGAACACTTTAGTATCGTTGATTGTAATATGGTTCATATCCCTAAGCATATTGTAGAGCTGTTCTGCGGTCTTATCTGTGTCTCTTACACTCGTGTTCCAATGAACCAATATGCTTACAGACTTAACACGATAAGAACTGTTATTTAAGCCACCTACCGCCATCTGCACAGGTCTTTGCTTGTTATTATTGTAAACACCTATGCTCTTATTCTTTTTGTCGTCTAATTTTCCGCAATACACGTTAGTATTGTCTGCAATACCAAGACCTGCTATATAATCTCTTACATCACCTATTCCTAACATCACAACCCCGCATTCCTCTTATACAGCTTAGCAAAAGCATTCTTGGCAAAATTCTGTTTCTTACCGCCTTTAAGGTAATCATCAAGCCATCTGCCTTTTGCATTGGCATTACCCTCGTGCCTCTTACCGCTTTCATCAGTCCAAGGTGACTGGTGGAAGTTGTATTCCGGATGATAGTACAATCTTCTTGCATAAGGCGTGCTTGATATAAGCTTCACCTTACCATTTGCAATATCCTGTGTGTATACAAATGTGCTCTCATTCTGTAATGTACCTGTATCTCTAGGCATTACCTGACTTTGAACTACATTAGTGTGTATTGCCTCTGCTGTCTGCACCAATGACACCTGTGCTGCTGCTGTAAGCTTCCTTACCATAGGCATATTAAGCTTAACTGTTGACTTAACATTCTTTGCCATTACATCACATCCAATCTTACATAATTAACTGTACCATCCGGATTACGACACTTCGTACCCTTGTATATATGCCTTGTTACACCGAACACCTTTATATCACCTTTTGTAATAACAGGAAGCTCCGGTGCAATATCTCCAGGTATCAAAGCACATCCTTCAAGTTGTATAAGAACCTTTTCTGCTGTTAATACTGTCTTACCGCTGTCCTGATAGTTACATAAGCCATCCCATATAACAGGCTCAAGAGGCTCTCCATAGACATTCCTGCCTTCCTGCTCTATCTCTACATGTATTTCTGTCTTACACATACTCTTTAATATCAAGCAAGGGTATCTCATACTCACACCCCCAGACTTAAGCAGCACAAGCCTGTCTGACAAAGCACCCGGTATGTATCACGCTTTACAGCAATTCCATTCTGCACAAGAACATTCCAACTGCTGCCAAACTGCATAGATACTCCATTTACAGCATAATTCTGCAAGACACAATTAATCATGTCTTCATTCTCATACTCAAAATCAGCCATATCGCAGCATACATCTATGATTATTGCCTGCTGGAACTCTGTCAGATTATCAAAGCCTCTTGATGTTATACGATTAAAAGTAAGCGAGTCGATATGACGGCTCGCCTGCTTTAACCTTTTTCCTATCTGCTCATCCGGAATAAGATTATGCTCGCTCAGGTACTGCTCTTTACTTGCATATACCTTCATAGGCTTACTCTTCTTTTTCTACTTCTTCAGCTGGATCCACATCAACGAATATGGAATCGATATTACCATCCTTACCATTAGGGAATATGAATGTATCACTTAACTGGCGGTTCTGGTAAAGGTATCCGTCACCTTCTGTATGTGCTCCTGGTGCAAAGTAATAGATTGATGAAATCTTAGGTACTGTCTTGCATGTCTGACCACAGGCTACAAGAACATTAATCTTGTGAGAACCCTGAACAGTCTTCTCATAATATCCTGTTGTTTTAGGAGTAGATGTAGGCTTAGCAACAACTGTGTACTGTCCTTCACCCTTCTTCTCATAATATGTCTTACCTTCTGTCTTACTTTCGTCTGTTGTTAACACATACTTAGACTTAAGTGGTGCAAAACCACCCTCTTCAACATCCCAGTCGAATCTGTCGTAGAATCTTTCATCATCTACAACTTCCATAAGAGTTACACCATCAATATCTGTCACTCTTGTCTCGATACCAAGACCGCCTTCTGCAATCTGAGTCATCTCAATCTTGCGTGCGAACTCCTTAGACATCTCCAGATTATCCATAATATCTGATGATACGTACATGAGAAGACTTCCGTTAGCCTTATATCTTCTAAGCTTTCCCTTTGCAAGGATAGCCTTTAACTTAGAGAATGTGTTCTCTACTGTGTATTCTGTACCTGCTGTTTCAGAATGATATAAAGCTGTCTTCTGTGCTGCCTGTGCAACCCTGGAGAAGAATAATGCATCTGTCTCAGGAACAACCTGTGTCTGTTCAAAGATACGTGAGATATTCTGGATAGATGCTGTCTGATTAGTTTCATCAACATCTGCCTTATCTACCATAAACTGAACATCTCTATCGTGAGTTACTGTATAAGGAACATCCTTCTGGTTATACTCACCTGTGTTCCAGCCACCTGTTCTCTTGTGGTTCTTATAGCCACTTACACTCATCTGTGTGAAATGAAATGTCTTAGCATCTAACCATCTTACATTAGTTGTAACAAATGGTGATGTAAGTGTGCCCTGAATAAGAATTGCTAATAATTCAGGACTCCACTGTTCTGCATAATTTAAATTTGGCATATTATTTTACCTTTTTAACCTTTCTTAATTGAATCTATTCCATCTCTTTGTAGGAACATTTACATTGCTACCTGCAGAAGACTGCTGGCCATTAGTCTGCTGCCCTGCGCCAATCTGGAATCCCTCATTGTTCTCTGTGCTTGGCTTAAGTGCAGGTACATCCTTTAGAACCTGTTCAAGTGCAGCTTTAACATTGTCCTCTGATATCTTTCCATCTGTGCCCTTTGCCTTGCTGAAATCAGCCATCTTAAGCACATATGGAAGTGTCTTGGCATTAATACCAAGTGTCATTGCTACCTGTGTAGCCGCAAGCTCTATACGAGCCTGTTCAGCATCTTTCTGCGCTGTTGTTACTTCGTTCTGAAGATTAGCATTAGCGTTCTGCTGCTGTTCTACCTGCTGCTGTTTATTCTGCTTAAATGTTGCAATAGCCTGGCTTACTTCCTCCTCGGATAGTCCCTGCTGCTGGAAATAACTTTTAAGCACAGCATTTTCTTTCTTGGCAGTTGCGGTGTCTAACATGCTCTGTATTTTGTCATAGTCAATTCCAGCCGCCTGCTGATTATTCTGACCACCCTGCTGTCCTGCCTGTCCGTTATTGTTACTTCCAGCGTTCTGGTCGCCGTTACCATCTCCGCCCTCTGCGAAGAACTGTAAATTAATAGGCAATGTCTTTCTCATCACTCTATCTCCTTTCTTCCGTTTACCGCTCGTCAGCATTTTCCTAAAGTTTAGTGCCATTAAGTTTTGGGCATAAAAATAGCACCCACAGCGTATTGCCATGTGTGCTTAATAACTAATATTAAATTGTGTTGCACCGGTGCAACTTAAACTTAATTAACTGTATTCCAATCTTCAGCAAGAATATCTGCCTGTGATGCAAGCCATCCCATCTGTATCCCTGATGTTCCAACAAATGCAATTGCCTTATTCCCTATTGCTTCATGCTCACAGTTTACTATCTCTCCTGCTACATTCTTATAACTTATGCAGGTTGCTAATTCAATATACTGATTCTTGCCATTTCAACCTGCACGCGCTACCTTTTTTCCTTCTTTTAATAATTTAATTGCTTCTCCAAAATCCATGCTTTTGTCCTCACTTTCTTAAAATTGGGTATAAAAATACCACCAATCTCTCGACTGGTGGCTGTTAATCCCATATTATTTCTGGTCTTGGCATTTTCTTTGGCACTACTGTTCCATATTTCTCAATTGTATAATCAAAATCATCTTCTATGCATTTCAACAATAATTCAGCATATTCTTCTTGGTCAAAATATAAATCAGGAGGGAACTCTGGAGAATATTTAAAATGATTCACGAATTTTATTCTTGCATCTTTTAGTTTCTTTATCACCTTGCTGCCTCCTTCAATTTCTTTTCAAATTTTATTTTCTTCAAAATTACACTCTCAACAAATTAAATACTATTAAATCTCCCTATGTTCTTATCTCCACCAAATTCTTCCATCAACATTTCCTGATGTTTCTTGTGTGATAATTCAGAATAATACTTACGCTGCTCCTGCGTAGTTGCTTCTCTTCCCTTTTGCAGCAACTCTTTATATTCTATAATCATGCTAAGCATAGGTTCTTCTAATCTCAATGTCAATCTACGATTATACTGATTTAATTCTTCAATATTTTCTAAAATCTTCCTTTGCTCATCATTACTGATTATTTTATCAAGCCGTGACTTTAGACTCTTAATTTCATCATTGTTTTGTTCTATTAAATGATTCGTATATTGTATTATACTTTCTCTTTCACTTTGATTACGCATACAACATTCTCCCTTAATACTCCACTAGAATCTTCTAAATCCTCTGGAAAATATAGATACTCCCTATGTTTTGATAAATAATCATATTTACTTTCCTTTATCACTTCAACCACTTCATACTTTGAACTACTTAAAACCTCTGATTCATCAGTCCCAAACAGAGATAAATGCTGCACGCCAACAGCCGTTTCGTTTTTCTCACATTCAAGTATAACAGAACTTCTCTCATAATCGCTTATTCCACCATATCCAATGGCAGTACCCTTGTTACTTGTCCAACTTTCTATTACACCTCTTCTTGGTATTTCATCACCTTTTTTCAAATCGATAAACATTCTAACATCTGAATTGTTCAATGTCATTCCTCTGCTTATACTACCTTCGTATGCTGGCATTCTGTCAATTCCATCTCTAATTGTTTTAGCTGTTTCAGTTTCTCCATTTAGAATTGATGTATAATCACCACCAAAATACTCTTTAAGCGCCTCTTGAAGTTCTTTTGCTTTTTCATCCGAATACCCTGTATCTGACTTAATCTGTTCAAGTGCTTTCTTATTAAACTTATCAAGCTCATTATCCGGAACTTTACCACTATATCCAGTATTTAACTGTTTTCTCTTTTCTTTCTGAATCAATAGCTTATTCTTTTGTTTTTCAAATTTCTTTATTTGAGTATCTAAATCCTTTAGTTTATCAACCAAATCATCCTCAGATACATCTCCAAAGCCATCTACTATAGAATCAAACTCTTTGAACCAGTCATCATAAGAGTATCCTTCTGTCATGTCGCTAAATTCTTTCTTAAGAGACTCTATTTTTGTATTCGTGTTAGTGATACTATCTTTTAATTTTATTTTATCATTCTTCTGTCCATTTGCAACTACATTCTCCCATTGTTTCTTCCTCGCCGCATACACTTTCTTGTTATCTGAGTCTAAGGAATACCTAGACAGCCTATCAAACTGCTCAATCATCCTGCCTGCATACTGCTGCTTCTGGTCCTGCTTGTAATCTTCCTTAACCTGCTCAAGCTCTTTCTTGGAAAACTTGCTATCAGGCTCATCATCAAGTTCAGGGAAGTATGTTGTATGTACATCTTTGCAATTTGGATGGTATAACCCAGCCGCTATTGCAGATGACATAAGCGGATAAGGACCATCAGATGCCTTACCGCCACTCCATACATCATCTATCAGCACCTTACCAACAAACGGAAGGCACTTAGGGCAGGCATTAGCACGCTTATTCATGATAACTGTACTAATTCCCCATGATTGTCTCATTTCGCCTTCTCCGGTCAGATATGCACGCTTATTGGCTGTCTGAATTGCCATCTTAGCATAATCTTTCATAGTATGCCTTGCGCCATTCGCATATTCAATACAGTTGATACCTGCTTTAAGGAAATCCTTTGTCGCCATATCAACTGCCTTCTCATATGTTCCTGCACCCGTATTCGCATACACCTGAGCATTGAATATTATCTGCCGGTATTTATCTTCCGACATTCTAAGCATTGCTTTTTCCGCCCTGTTAAAATCTGACTTCGTAGCTTTAATCAGGGCATTAAGCTTTCTTGTGTTAAGCTTGAAAAAAGCACCCTCAGTGCCTTGTGACACCTTGGATGCTTTTAATCCCTTTTTCAATGCTCTTAATATCTTCTGTTCCTGCTCTGTACCGCCTGCCTGTCTGGCAGCGAATATCATAACCTCTATTGAATCATTGATATTACTGAATGACTTTTTAAACTTCTTTTTGTTTTCAGCCTTATATCTCTCCAACGCCTTTATCTGTTCCACCTGCCATTGTGTCCAGTTAAACCCCTCTTTAGTCTCCTCTGCCCTATGGTGGTCAAGATTCCGTATCATTGAAGCTATCAGCTCATCTTCTATGGCTCTAAAGGCTTTCTCTATGTCATATTCTGTATTAAGTGCCATAAGCTACCTCACTTGTTATCAAAGCCTGTAAAACTGTTATCAGCACCATCAACTGAGAAGCCATCTGCCTGCATATTAAGTGCCGGCTCTTCCATATCAGATATACCCTGCTCAGCCTTAAGCCTTGCTATCTCTTCCTGCTTCCATTCATCATCCTTGGTATCTCCATACAGCTCATCAACAGATGCCTCTATGCTCATAATGCCGCCCTGCTTAGCCTTGCTTACTGTCTCAACCTGACTCTCGAACGAAGGGTTAGCGTACTCACCAAATGTAACATCAATATCTATATCCTTAATAGCTGTCTTGTTAAGCGTGTCTATAGCATTAAATGTTGCTGTAACGAGCTTTGGAAGAACCTTCTGAAGCTGCTCTACAATGTTATTTCTGCTGTAAAGCGTTGCTTTCTCTTTCTCCCTCTGTGCCTCCGCATTATCCAGCTTCTTAACATCTATGCCTAATGTTGATTGGCTCATAATCCCCTGTAAACAAAGGTCCAGAGCTGTGATATATGTTGCAAGATAGCTTTCGTGTGGGATATTGCCCTGTACAAGCTCTATCTTATTAACTGTACCTTCTGCCATGCTGCCATCTGTTTGTATATAGGCATTATCAAAAGCATTAGGCTTTAGCACTTTTCCATCTATTGGACTTCTTGGCAGCATATTCTCCGGTATATATTCCTTTGTTCTATTCCTCCTTAAGGCATCCATCCATTGTGACCATGCTTCATCCAGCGCATCAAAGTTATCTATCTTTGCATCAAATATGCTCTTGCCTCGTCCTTTATACTTGGCTGACTTATAGAACATAAGAGGAACAGCCATTATAAACTTGTCATTCCAGGTAACATCTCTAAGATGTGCCAGCTCCGGTATAACACTTAAATCATATTCCCTGTCGCCTCTTGTAAGCTCATAATGTATGTAACCTATACCATAATGTTCAATCAATACATATTCCTGTCTCTGAACGTTATACACAGTCTTAAACACTATTTCCTTAACTCTTCCCCTGTCCCGGATAATCTCTGTCTTATCACCAGAGTAGAATTCCAATATAGGATACTTGCTAAGGTTCGTATCGAACGATATCTTGAATGCTCCATCACCGATATAAAGCGTTTCTGTTATTGCCTGCTTAACAAGCTCAATGAAATCATTTTCATCTGCTATCTTATCCCATTCTGTCTGCCTGCTGCCAGCATCTATTAAATTCATATCATCTGTTACTATACTGGCCAGCATATCACATAACATAGCAGGGAGACCCACGTGTATCTTTCTTATCTCCATACCTATTGTACAGGATGCAGACCAGAACCTTGTCTTGTCACCATCTATCTGGCTATATAGCTGTGACAGTTCTTCACTCTCACCTCTGTACCATATCTGGTTCTTTATGGCATTTCCCTCGTAATCAAGAGTTTCCTGTATGCTTATGGATCCATTAACAGCCGGCTGGATGTGTAGCCACGTTCTTATTCCTGTTTTTATCTTCTCTGCCATACTTGTAAATATGTTCACCTCTCTCACTCTCCTATCTGGAATTATGTCTTATTCTCTATACCTATCCTGCTTCGATAAGGAATCCAGCCATACTGTACGCTGTTTACCATATGGTCATTGCCATCCTCAGGCTCACAGTCCTTATCTTCAAGCCACGAATACGTTTCTAACTCTGTCTTGTAATTCGTGCACGTATCGACAATATAAAAGCTTGGCTCTCTGCCCTTCTTGTCATTAAAGGACATCCAGCCAAGCTGCAGGTTTATTCTGTCTATTATTGTTACTTTCTTATATGCATTATTGAATATATACAAGCATTCATGATGTTCTCTCTTATACTTGGCAAATTCTGTTATTGTCGCCTGATCAGCGTTATCAATAAAAGTGTTCTTTGCCATCCCCCATTCCTTACGGTTTCTTTCAAGGAAATCTATATAATTCTTAACTGTATCACTTGGAGCTATTGGTATATCAAGAGCTGCATTGTTATATACCTTTTCATCCAGCACTATCAACTTGCCTTTGTTGGTTATTCCCATATAGGACATTGCAATAGTATCAGGACTCTTAGTTGAATATGCCGTATCAAGACCGCTTGTATATATTACAAACCACTCTGTCTGCTTGTCGTCATATTCTCGTTTAATAAATGCCTTGGCCTGTTCTTTAGTAATAACATGCCGTTTGCAGAAATTGGAAAAGACAAGACCTGTAGCCTTGCCTCGTAATCCTAATATCTTGTTTTTATATATCTTAGTGCCAGGAGGATAGCTCATTTTTTTCTGTTCTATCTTCTCTGGTGTCATGGATATATTATCTTCAAATGTGAAGAACCAATATACCCAGTCTTTAATAGGCTCACAACTGTTAAGGTCCTTCCATATCTCTTCCGGCACATCTGCCTTGTACTTATCAATCGGTCTTGCGTGATTGATGTATTCGCTGTATATGGGTAATGTAGGTGCATCAGGATTAAGTGTGCCTACAAAGTATTCAGAACGTCCGAATATCTCTCGGATGAAGTCTATGTTGGCTGTATTGCACTCATCTACCCACACACATCCAAACTGTGAACCCAAGGCATTCTTCCACTTGCTGGCATTATCGTAACCGAGAATATATATTATCTTGGTACTGCTGCCAGTTTTGAATTTAATATGCGGAAGTTTATTTTCTTTATCGCCATTACCACAGTATTCAAGATTTGGAAATATCTGCAGCAATCCCATATCAGCATTTATTATATTCTTCTCAATAACACCTGTTGTATTACCTGCTATAACGTGCAGCTTCATATCTGATTCAGCTACATTCATAATGAACTTAACAGCTACTGTTGTTGTCTTTCCGGATGCAGTTGAACCCTCTAAGAACTCTGCTCTTGCAGGTGTGTCTATGTAATCCCAATACTTATCACTTAGAAGCATCCGGCTCACCCCTTGCTTTACGCTGTGCAAGAAGCTCCTGTAATTCACTCCTGGTTGTATCATTTACATTGGCTTCTATCTTGTCTGTGAATATACCTAAATGCTTGCCAAGAAGTTCTAAGGCCTTAACCTTGTCACAGGACTTAACTTCTAATCCATCTCTACCCTTCTTGATAACAGCAAGAGCTCTTTTCTGTTCCTCTGTCAGTTCCTCCGTTAATACTGGCTCTACTGTTCTATACATAACAGGCTTACCATCTTTATCCAGTACATCCACAAGTGCTCCACCCGCTTCTACTTGCATCTTCTTTTCAACCACGTGTGCATAATCTGCATTATTAGAAAAAGCTATCAAGGCAAGCTCCTTGATAACTCTCTCCTGGGTTATCTCTGTACTCCTTGATAGCTCTTTTTGTCTTTTTGCTATATATTCCTGCACCTTAACATTTCTTAACAGTCTTGATGCCGTCTGTTCTGCTGTTTTCGGTGAATACCCTGCCCTGATAGCTGCCTGTGTGGCATTAAGGTCTATAAGGTATTCTTCGCAGAATCGCTTCTGTTTATCTGTTAATGCCATACAATCAGCTCCTTTCTGGCATAATAAAAGACACCAGCTTATGCCAGTGCCTTACGATATGGAGGTATACACCCTTTTATTAATATTAGGAGAATGGTGCCAGCTCTCACCAGCACCACCGGGGATATTATTGAATTCAGACTTGCGTATGTCTGTAGAACAATGCACCTTACATCTGTTCCACGATAAATATTACCACAGAAAAAGCGGACATATCGGACAAACTTCAAATTTCTTTCAAAAATCTTTCTACTGCCTTTCTGCAGCTTTCTTCCGTGTGATGTTTCCCCATTCTCTGCGCAACCTGAAACCATGTTAAATTGTCAAGAAATCTATATGTAATCATTCTTCTCATTCTACTATTTTCAATTTTCTCTATAAAACTCTCAACCTCATTCGTTATCTCCAACAGTTTAATTTCATATACCTGAAGTTGATTGTCCCTTGCCATAAGCAGTGTCCTCTTTCTGCTATATTCAGGATATGGATATCCTTCTATCTTATAATGTTGTATACCTCCATTTCCACCTGTCACAGAATCAATTACGCTAATCTGCTCCTTTTCCATTCTCTCAATATCTCTTTTAAGTGTATCCCTTCTTGTTCTTATGTCATCATACTCCTGCTTAACGTCACAATACTGTATTAATGCCTCTTTAATATCTGCTGCCATATTCCGCTTCCCTTCTCCTTTAATATTTTCTATTGCACAATATGTATTATCGTGATACAATGCATATGTTCGATTAAGAGAGGAAGCTGACAGCAGATAATTTATGCTATCGGCTTCTTTTTTACCATTTTTTATATACAAGACTGCTTTCAGCCCAGTCTGGATAAAAATGCTTAAGGTAATTCTTAAATATCTCTAACATTTCGTGCCTTTTTCCCTGATTACCATTATCCAACATATTATGATGATACTGGCATCCTAATGCTCCGTTTTGAGGTATGCCAAGACCACCCTTTGATCTTGGTATATAATGCATAACGCTTAATATTGATTTTTCATACCATGTGGCATTTTGCATATTATAGTTTTTAAGGCAGAAAATGCATCTGTAATTGTCCCTGATATAAATCTGCTGCCTGGCAGCTTCTGTAAATTCGTGTGCTTTTGCTTGTTTTGATTTTCCCATGTATTCTCCCTTATAAATCCTATTTCTATTTTATTTTCCATAGCTCTTACCATTTCAAGATTGCATCCTCTTGATGACTCCCAGCCCTCATCAAACACTATCGCATCACACATATCAACAAGTGGAAGACATATGCTCATATACTCATTGTGTGTTGTTTTCTCTGGTAGTTTTTCACAAATTGTTACAGGATTAATAACTGTCTGTCCTGCTTCCGTCAGTAATTTTTCTATTGCTTCTGCTCTTTCCTTATAACCTTTTACTCCTGTTACTGGTAAGCTTATATATACTTTCATCTGCTGCCTCCTGTCTTCTTAAGCTCTTTAAGCTCTGTCTTTATGTTATCTGTTAATGCTATAAGTCTGTCTATAATGTTATTCGTAATATCTTCATTAACTTCTAATGCAAAT